GTCGAAGTTAAGGAAAAATGAGTACCCAATATGCTCAAAAACCCCCAAAAAAGCGGTTAACCCTAACTGAATTGGAGTTTTTAGACAAAAATCTGGACCATATGGGTGAAGCAGAGCTTAGAACTTGGTTCAAAGACCTAGATACAGCGGTAGTTGACGAAGAAAAAGACAATGCCCAAGAAAAATTCATGGATTTTGTTAAAAAAGTCTGGCCTAGCTTTATAGAAGGAGCACATCATGATGAGATGGCAGAGGCGTTTGAGCGAGTCGCCAAGGGAGAATGCAAGCGACTTATTATTAATATGCCGCCTAGGCATACAAAATCTGAATTTGCTAGTTACCTCCTTCCTGCTTGGTTTTTGGGTAAATTTCCTGAGAAAAAGGTTATTCAAACCTCCCATACCGCTGAACTTGCTGTGGGCTTCGGACGAAAAGTCCGTAATTTGGTCGACTCAGACATATACAAGTCAATATTTCCGGGAGTTGGGCTTCAAGCAGATTCAAAGGCGGCAGGTCGTTGGGCAACTAATAAGGGTGGAGATTACTTTGCAATCGGTGTTGGTGGAGCGGTTACTGGTAAAGGCGCTGATATCCTCATTATTGACGATCCACACTCAGAGCAAGAAGCAACCCTAGCAGAAAGCAATCCAGAGGTGTACGACAAGACGTACGAGTGGTATACGTCGGGCCCACGGCAGCGTCTACAACCTGGTGGTTCCATCATCATAGTGATGACAAGGTGGTCTAAGAAGGACTTGACTGCCCAAGTGGTTAAATCGGCACAACAACGCTCTGGAGAAGAGTGGGAAGTCATTGAGTTTCCTGCAATTTTAGATGATGGCTTACCGCTATGGCCTGGCTTTTGGAGTCTAGAAGAGTTAACTGCACTAAAAACGGAACTTCCTAGTGCCAAATGGCAGGCACAATATATGCAGGCGCCTACAAGTGATGTTAGCGCTATTATTAAGAGGGAGTGGTGGCAGATATGGGAGCATGAGGACCCACCTCAGTGCGAGTTTATGATCCAGTCATGGGATACAGCGTTTTTAAAGACCCAGAGGTCAGACTACTGCGCTTGCACAACCTGGGGGGTGTTCTATCAGGCTAATTCTAGGGGGCTTGAGGTACCAAACATCATATTGTTAAACGCTTTTAAAGAGCGAATGGAGTTCCCGGAGCTAAAAGCTAAGGCAATGGAACACTATAAAGAATGGGAACCTGATGCCCTTATTGTTGAGGCAAAAGCCTCTGGAGCCCCGCTAGTGTTCGAGTTACGTGCTATGGGTATACCTGTTCAGGAATATGTTCCAAGTAAGGGAAGCGATAAAATTGCCCGCTTAAACGCAGTTGCTGATATATTTGCATCTGGAAGAGTATGGGTTCCTAATACGCATTGGGCAGATGAGTTAGTTGAAGAGACCGCATCTTTTCCTAGTGGAGAACATGACGACTTAGTGGACTCAATGACCCAAGCACTATTAAGATATAGAAGGGGCGGCTTTGTATCGTTGGAATCTGATTATGAAGACGATCCAAGACAATTTAAGTCAAGTAGACACAAAGGCTACTACAACGTATAGGTAAATATATGGCAATAGACAAAGCACTATCACAAGCCCCGTTAGGGTTAGGCGCACTTCCGATGATGGAAGAAGGACCAGAACTTGAAATTGAGATTGAAGATCCTGAGTCAGTTGAGATTGGCATTGATGGACAGCCTATCTTGCGTATTGAAGAAGCAGAACCAAGTGATAAAGACTTTGATGCCAACCTAGCGGAGTATATGGGTGAGAATGAGTTGCAATCACTTGCATCTGATTTAATCGGTGATTTTGACGACGATATTAGTTCACGCAAAGACTGGATGCAGACATATGTTGATGGTATCCAGTTATTAGGTATGAAGATTGAAGAGCGCACCGAGCCTTGGGAAGGCGCTTGTGGTGTATACCACCCACTGTTATCTGAAGCGTTAGTAAGGTTTCAATCAGAAACCATTATGGAGACTTTTCCAGCTGCAGGACCTGTTAAGACAACTATTGTTGGTAAAGAGACCCAAAGTAAAAAAGATGCCGCTGAACGAGTTCGTGATGATATGAACTATCAGTTAACAGATGTGATGCACGAATTCCGACCTGAGCACGAGCGCATGCTCTGGGGGTTAGGTTTGTCGGGTAATGCGTTTAAGAAAGTCTACTACGACCCAAGTATTGGTCGTCAGATATCTATGTTTGTGCCCGCAGAAGATTTAGTTGTTCCTTATGGTGCGACTGATCTAGCTAGTTCACCACGAGTAACGCATGTAATGCGTAAGACTCCAAACGAAGTTAAGAAGTTGCAATATGCTGGGTTCTGGAGAGATATAGAACTACCCGAGCCAGTTGATTCATTTGATGATGTTGAAAAGAAGATCGCTGAGAAGATGGGCTTTAGAGCTACTACAGACGATCGTTATAAAATTCTTGAAATACAAGTTGACCTTGATCTTTCTGGTTATGAAGATGAAGAAGATGGAGAAAAGACTGGCATAGCACTACCCTATATAGTTACTATAGATAAAGCTAACAGCACAGTTCTTGCTATTCGTCGTAATTGGAGGCCAGAAGATGAACATAAGAAAAAGCGTTCGCATTTTGTGCATTATGGTTATATTCCCGGTTTTGGTTTCTATTGCTTTGGTCTTATTCACCTCATCGGGGCGTTTGCTAAATCAGGTACTAGTATCCTCCGCCAACTTGTTGACGCTGGATCGTTGGCAAATCTGCCTGGTGGATTTAAAACCCGTGGATTGCGAATCAAAGGTGATGACACACCGATAGCACCCGGAGAGTTCCGTGACGTGGATGTACCTAGCGGTACGATGCGTGACAATGTGATGCCGCTGCCATATAAAGAACCGAGTATGGTTCTTGCTGGTTTGATGGATAAGATCATTGAAGAAGGCCGACGTTTTGCTAACGCAGCTGACTTACAGATCTCCGACATGAGTGCGCAAGCACCGGTTGGCACAACTCTAGCAATTCTGGAGCGTACATTAAAGGTAATGTCCGCTGTACAAGCCCGCATCCACTACTCATTTAAAGAGGAGCTGAAGCTACTTCGGGATATCATTCGAGATTACACTCCAGATACTTACGAGTATGAGCCAGTAGAAGGCACGCCAAGAGCGAAGAAATCTGACTACGACAATATTGATGTCATTCCAGTATCTGATCCAAACGCCGCAACAATGGCGCAGAAGATTACACAATACCAAGCGGTACTGCAGCTAGCTCAAGGTGCACCACAGATATATAACTTACCAAAGCTGCATCGTCAGATGTTAGACGTGTTAGGTATTAAGAATGCTCAACAGTTAGTTAAGTTGCCAGAAGACCAGAAGCCCGAGGACCCCATCACTGAGAATCAGAACATCTTGATGATGAAACCAGTCAAGGCGTTCTATTACCAAGATCATCAAGCGCACATCGGTGTGCATATGGCTGCTATGCAAGATCCAAAAATTATGCAGTTAGTGGGCCAGAACCCACAAGCGCAGGCTATGCAAGCTGCAATGATGGCGCACGTCAACGAGCACGTTGCTTATGAGTATCGCAAGCAGATGGAAATGGAGATGGGCATGGAGTTGCCGTTCCATCCAGATGAGCAAGATGACGACGCAAAAGCTATGCCACAAGAACTTGAGGTTCGCATATCTCAGATGGCGGCTAGAGCTTCGCAAGCGCTATTACAGCGAGACACCAACGAGGTACGGGCGCAGCAAGCACAACAGGCTCAGCAAGATCCAATCGTTCAGATGCAACAACAAGAGTTGCAGCTTAAACAAGGTGAGTTGGAGCTTAAGACTAAGAAGTTGGCTACTGATGCCGCTGCTAAAGCAGATCAGCTTCAGATTGAGCGTGACCGCATAGAGTCTCAAGAGAAAATTGCTGGTATGAATGCGCAAATTAAAGTTAATGAGGATGCCAAGAACCGTCAGTCAAAAGAGACGGAGATGGGCGCTAAATTAGGCATTGACCTTGCCAAATCCAAGGCTCAGATGCAACAACAACGCAAAGGAGAGTAATGGACGCCGCAGATGTTCTAGTACAAAACCTAGATAAAGAAGTAACGGCTAAACGGGATTGGATTGCGTCTGGACAAGCAAAGGACTTTTCTGATTACCAAAGAATGTGTGGTGAGATACACGGTCTGCTCATTGCACGGCAGGAAATATTAGACCTGAAACAAAAAATGGAGAACTCTGATGAGTGAAATCCTTATTGGCTCAAACCCCAATAAACCACAAATTGTGGGAGTAGTAAATTTTGAGGCGACAGAAGCCGAAAAAGCCAAGCAGTTACCAAACCCTTCGGGGTACCGCATTTTATGTGCTATTCCTGAAGTAGAAGAAGCCTTTGAAAGCGGGATTATTAAATCCGATGAAACTCGTCGCCATGATGAACTATTAACTACGATTTTATTTGTAATAGCACTTGGACCTGATTGTTACAAAGATACAGCTCGTTTCCCAAGCGGACCTTGGTGTAAAGAAGGTGACTTTGTATTAGTTAGACCAAATGCTGGCACTCGTGTTGTTATCCATGGCCGGGAGTTTAGGATTATTAATGACGACTCAGTTGAAGCCGTTGTTCAAGATCCTCGTGGTATATCCCGTAAATTCATTTAAGGAGCTAAATCATGGCTGACTTTGAAAAAGAAGAGTTTAAATTTCCTCATGAAGCAGAAGAAACTAAGGGTAAACCCTTAGAAGCTAAAGCAGATGACGTAGAAATTATTATTGAAGATGACACCCCTCTAGAGGATAGAGGACGTGAACCGTTGCCTAAAGAAGTGGTTAAGAAGCTAGAAACTGCTGATGAAGATAGCGAAGAGCTAGACCCCAAGGCTCAAATAGAACGTATTAAGCAATATAAAAAGGTCTGGAATGACGAGCGTCGTGCTAAAGAAACGGCTGAGCGTGAGCGCCAAGCGGCTTTTGAAGCTTTAGACAGGCTTAATAAAGAGAATAAACAACTCAAAGCCCAATATAACGCTGGTGAAAAAACTTATATTGAAACCGTACAAAACGCAGCTGATACTACATTGGCTATGGCTAAGCGGGAATATAAAGAAGCGCTTGAGTCTGGTGATTCAGACCGCATTGTTGAAGCGCAGACTTCTCTTTCTGAAGCAACATATAAAGCACAGCAGGCAAAACAATTTAAACCTAGTGCTTTACAAGAAGAAGAAAATGATGTACAAATACCCCAATCGCAGCAACAACCCAAGGTTGACCCCAAAACGCAATCTTGGCTGGATGAAAATCCTTGGTACGGTTCCAAAAAAGCCATGTCCAATTTTGCTGTAGGGATACATGAAGAGTTGGTTGATGAGTATGGCCCAAAAGTCGTAGGTAGTGACCAATACTTCAAGCACATTGACAAAACAATGCGCAAAAAATTTCCAGAATATTTCGATACGATGGAAGAAGGTAGTCAGGCTGAGCCAGAACAGGAGTCACAAACAACTTCTAAAGCAAAGCCAAGTACGGTTGTAGCTCCGGCGACCCGCTCAACGTCCTCCAAACAGGTACGGTTAAAGCAGTCACAAATGGCCATTATCAAAAAATTTGGCCTAACACCCGAAGTGTACGCTCGTGAACAACAAAAATTGGAGGCCCAAAATGGCTGAAAACAGACTTACCCGTGAATTAGATACTCGTGCAACAAGCAAACGTCCCGAGCAGTGGGCGCCAGCAGAATTGCTCCCTGAGCCCGACAAACAGGCTGGGTATAAATATAGATGGATTCGTGTTTCAATTCTTGGTCAGGCCGACCCACGCAACCTCTCTGCCAAACTCAGAGAAAAATGGGAACCTGTAAGAGCTGAAGAACAACCCAAACTTCAACTGCTAGTAGATCCCAATAGTCGCTTTAAGGACAATATTGAGATCCAAGGGTTATTGCTTTGCAAAACTCCAGAAGAATTTGTTGCCCAACGTAATCAACACTACCAAAAGCAAACAGATAATCAAATGGATGCTGTAGACAATAGCTTTATGAGCCAAAGTGATCCTAGAGCACCGCTCTTTAAAGAGCGTAAATCTACGGTGACCTTTGGTAAAGGTTAATTTAATTTAGGAGCTTAATATGGCTTATCCAACCGTAGACGCACCGTATGGACTAAGACCCGTTAATTTAATTGGCGGTCAGGTCTTTGCGGGAGCAACTCGTCAAATGCAAATTGCAAGTGGCTATGCTACAAACATTTTCTATGGCGATTTAGTAAAACGTATTTCCGATGGAACGATTGAGAAAGACACTGGTACAACTACTGCCACACCTTGCGGTGTGTTTTTAGGTGTTAGTTTCACCAATGCCTCTACTGGTCAAGTACAACAACAGCAGTTTTACCCAGCAAGTCAGCAAATCAAATCTGGAACTCAAATTTTTGCAGTGGTTGCAGATGATCCTGATACGCTGTTTCAAGTAGTTTCTTGTTCTTCTACCACAACTGTTGCTGGCATGGGCATTTCCGCCATTGGTAACAACATTGCATTGATTCAAAACGCTGGTTCTACCACTACTGGTAACTCCAAAGTTGCAATTGATCAAGGAACACAAGACACTACTAATACTCTACCTATTCGTATTATTGATGTGGTTAGAGAGACTGCAACTGGCACTGATACATTCGTTGAGTTTATTGTTAAGATAAATGCGACTATGCACCAGTACAACAACTCAACTGGCGTATAAGGAGCTTAGAAAATGGCTATTTCACGTGCACAACTACTGAAAGAGTTGCTTCCAGGCTTAAACGCTTTGTTTGGTTTGGAGTATGCAACGTATGGTGAACAACATAAAGAGATCTATGATACTGAGACCTCTGAGCGTTCGTTCGAAGAAGAAACAAAACTGTCTGGCTTCTCCGCTGCACCAGTCAAAAACGAAGGTTCTGCCATCGCTTATGACAATGCACAAGAGGCTTTCACAGCTCGCTATAACCATGAGACCATTGCTCTCGGCTTCTCCCTAACGGAAGAGGCAATCGAGGACAACTTGTATGACAGCTTATCTGCTCGTTATACCAAGGCTTTGGCTCGTGCTATGGCATACACCAAGCAAACTAAGGCAGCTTCCGTTCTAAACAACGGTTTCTCTGCTGGCGTATATGCTGGTGGTGACGGTGTGGCTTTATTTAGCACCTCACACCCACTGGTTTCTGGTGGTGTTAACAGCAACACTCAGTCCACAATGGCTGATTTGAATGAGACTTCTTTGGAAGCCGCAGTTATTCAGATCGCTGCTTGGACAGATGAGCGTGGCTTGTTAATCGCTGCTAAACCACGTAAGTTAATTGTTCCACCTGCACTCCAGTTCGTTGCAACTCGTTTGCTCGAAACTCAATTGCGTGTTGGTACAACTGACAACGACATCAACGCCATCGTAAACAATGGTTCGATCCCAGAAGGTTATACAGTTAATAACTACCTGACCGATCCAAATGCTTACTTTATCTGTACTGATGTTCCAAATGGTATGAAGCACTTTATTCGTACTCCTTTGAGCAACAGCATGGACGGTGACTTTGATACTGGTAACGTCCGTTACAAGTCTCGTGAGCGTTATTCCTTCGGATTCTCGGATCCACTAGGAATGTGGGGTTCGCAAGGCGCATAAAGAAGAGGGGAGCCAAAAACTCCCCTTTTTTAATTTGTTTGTAGTAAGATTATTGAAACTGGGAAACACGCTTATTAAACTGCCCCAGCAGACGCATACACGATTAATAAGCTAACTTTGTATGGAGAATTAACATGGCACGATCCACATTCCAAGGTCCAATTCGTTCATTGGGCGGCATTTATCAACAAGGTCCAGCATCTGTTGTTGAGATCACTGCAGACACTACCTTAAGCCCAGAGGCTCATGGCGGTCGTATTATTTCTGTAGGCGGTTCTTTGGCAGCAGCATTGACGCTGACTTTGCCTGCAATCAACGTTTCAACAAATCCAACCACTTCTGGTCCTGGTCAAGATCCAAGCACCGCTAACAATGAAGGTGTTGTATATACCATTTGGGTTCCAACCACAATCTCTACCTCTTCATTGAAGATTGGCACTGACGGCACAGATAAGTATGTAGGCTCTGTATTGTCTATTGACACCGACACTTCTGGTGCGGCTGTTGGATTTGTAGCTGGTGCAACTGATGACTTCATTAACTTAAACGGTACAACCACTGGCGGAGTCGCTGGCACTTGTGTACAAATTGTTGCTATTGCTGCAAACAAGTACATGGTTACAGGTACAGTACTAGGTTCAGGCACTGTTGCAACACCATTTGCTACTTCTTAATTAAGGGTTAACCCTAATATAGGAGATTAATTATGGGTATGCAATCAGATGTACAAGCGTCAGCACCGCTAACTGCGACTGGACAAGTTACCAATAATGCCGCAAGCCCTCAAAATTTAGGACGTATCCGCATAAAAAGCCTCTATGTAATTCCAGGGGCTAGTGCGGGTTCTGTCGTATTTAGAGACGGTGGTAGCGGTGGACCAACCCTTTTAACTTTAAATACACCAGCCGTGGCAAATGCTGGCGCATATAGCGTCATTATTCCAGGTGAAGGTATTTT